GTATTCAGCAATTTCTCGTTCACAACGATTATTGCGATAAACACCTTCTTCAAGAATGAAAAACTCATCAAGTACATATTTGAGAGCTTCTTTTTGCTCTTCGGTAGTACATTGCAAACGACGTGCTAGACGATCAATGCTTGATGCATCAATCGCCTTCTCCGTGTCGTAATACATGTCTAATAAGTCGCGGTAAATCGCACGCTCAATTAAACTGAGGTGGCGAGTCGCATTGTTAAAGTCACCAATATGGTGTTGGTAATAATTCATGCGGCCCCCTTAATTTGTTGCGTAATAAATGGATTATTTGCTCTGGCGATGGCAGCCATTGGATATGGAGAAACGGAGTTACCAACCATAAAGACTTGATCTTTTTTAGATAGAGGCTTTCCATCGCTCCCGTATTCAATTACGTATGAATCTGGAAACCCCTGCGCTCTAAAAAGTTCACGTGGTTTAAGCATGCGTATACAGATATCAACAATTGCCCAAGGTTCACCTTTGATCCAAACAGTAACTAGGGCTAAACGATCTTTAGTAGTGATCGTATCCATTGGCTCAGTGATACTTCTTGCGTCTCCATTGCCGTAGTAGTTAATTAAAAATGCAGCTACACGAAGAGCGCCTTTATAGTTATCTTTGCTCAACTTGGCAGTAACTAATCCATGATGCCCACCTTTCACTTGTGCACATATGGTTGATAGAGGCTCATCAATTGACCAATTCCGCTGTTGAGAAGCGTTTGCAAACTCTGTAATAAACGGAACAAGGATTGGACTTATTAAAGAACTATGTCCGCCATAACCTGCTGTAGTTGTTGCTAATGGTTCACGTATGTCATGGCCAAAACTTGTGCGGAAATCACGGCCAATAAAAGGTGTGGCAGAATTAACAAAAAATGGCTCTTTAGTTTCAATAACATATTTTTGAATACCCTTAGCTATGCGTTTTAGAGTTGCATCAGCTAGAGGACCTTGCGGCCTATCAAAAATTGAATTTCCTAAATCTGAAAAATCAACACATTCAACTGTTGAGCGCCATTTTTTTAAATTGCCCTTAGGTTTCTTTGAGAAGTATTTTTCTGGCCATACTATTGGTTGCCCATCACAGCGAGCAACGAGAAATAATCGCTCACGTTTTGTTGGCGCTCCGAAGTCAGCAGCAATAATATTTTTTTGCCACTCAACTTCATAACCAAGTTGTTCAAGACTACGGACAAAGTGTTTCCAAGTTTTACCTTTCTTCTTGGGGTTTGGTACTAAGAATTGATTGTGGCGAGGAACTCGCTCACCAGGCTCTGCAATTCGATTTACCTTTTTGCCATTAATATTAATTTTATCGAGAGTAATGACTCTGCCTGTTGCTTTGTCTCGTTTTGCAATTAAAGGTCCCCATCCTAAGATCTGCTTAACATTTTCTAAACTGATCACATCAGGTTTAACTTTGCCTGCAAACTTAAGAACAACCCAAGAAAGGTCACGTATTTCTTTTTTACGTGGTTGTCCGCCAGCAGCTTGCGAATGATGTGTGCAGTCTGGGCTTGCATGAAACCAACCGACTTGATGACCATCACAAATATCAATTGGATCTACTGCAAATACATCTTGAACATAATGCTTTGCATGGGGATGATTAGCCTCATGCATAGAAATTGCTTTTGGATTATGGTTTACAGCAACATAAACAGGCCTGTTTAACCCCATCTCTAATCCAGTGCTTGCACCACCACCGCCAGCAAAGAAATCTACGATGATTTTTTCAGAAAAATTTAAGTCGAATTGAGTTCTAAAAGAACGAGCAGCATCAACAAATGTATTCATGCTTCACCGCCTTCTTTAATCTGAATGTATGTGCTACCCAAGAAGCGAATACGATCAGCACGGCTAAGGCTTCTAATAATTTCCTCAGCATGGTTGTACGTAATACGATGCTGACGCACTAAAACCTCTTTAAATTCATCTCGCTTTACAGCTGCATTTTTAGTATCAGCTTTGATTCGCTCTAGGTTTTCTTCACACTTTTTGATTAATGCTTTAAGTGTGTGGAGAGCCGGTTCAAACCAGCTCTGGATTATTTGTTCTTGATTTGATAGATTATTCGTGTTCATTTGATTCACCTCAATTGAATGCCTAACCACTCCTGTTCCCGCAGGTAGTGGTTTTTTATTTGAATAAAATCCGCATGTACTCTGGTGAAGTGAATGCATGTGCTAAATAAACTCGTGTTGCTTCTGCAATTTCAGGTGAGCAATACACATCACTTTCTTGCACAACCTTCAAACCAATGGCTGTCAACAAAAAGCTAATAAACTCAATCTCAGTCCATCCATTTGATTTCTTTTCTGTTTTCATCCGTGAAAGAATGCTCGCATCGACATTTATCATCTCTGCTACTTGTCTTTGGTTGCTAGCGTTAAGTGCTTGCAATATGAGCGACTCGTTATTGCTAGCGCTTGCAGGCAATTCATTTGATACTTTGCTCATAGGTAAGGTCCTAAGCGGTTAATGATCCAAGGTTTCTACATTTTGTCGTCTGGGGACGAAGTTCAATCCAAATATCTTGATAGTTATCAGGGAAAAGCTCTTTTCGTGTTGTTAAACCAAGATCTTCAGCAATAACTGCTAACCTGATTTTTCTATCAAGGGGAATAGCTTTCCATCCACTAACTGATGACGGAGCAATCCCCAGAAGTCTTGCTACCGCTGTGACACCACCTAGCTTGTCTATAAGTTGTGCGTCATTCATAACGTGCTCCTAATTTTTCTTTAATTATTAGGCATTCCTTATATTAAATCAATAGGAATACCTAATTTTATTTATGTTAGGATTTCCTAACATTGTGAGGATAGTTGTATGAACACTCTTGCTGAACGACTTAGATATGCCATGGAAGTATTGCCACCTAAAAAGATCAAAGGTGTCGAACTTGCTCGTGCAGTCGGAGTAAAACCTCCTTCTGTGAGTGATTGGCTATCTGGTAAATCCAAAACAATGGAAGGAGAAAATTTATTACGTGCTTCAAAATTTTTGAATGTTAATCCTTCATGGCTAGCATCTGGAACAGGAGAGATTCAAACAAGCACTAAGGATAAATTTAAGCAACTTGATATCGAGAAATTTAAAAAGAAATACAATATTAGTGATAGTGATGAAGCACTTTTATTTTCAACAATTATCGAAAAACCGTTTATCCCATCATCTAAGCGTTGGGTTCCTGTAAAAGCTTACTCCAAGATGGGCATGGATGGTTATTTTACTGACATGGGTTATGAAGGCAATGCTGGAGATGGGTATGTTCCAACTCACTCAGCAGGACCAAGAGCCTATGGTATTAAAGGCACTGGCGATTCAATGTTTCCAGCTATCCGTAATGGTTGGTATGTAGTATGTGATCCAGATGCGGAACTTGTGCCAACAGAATTTGTTCAGGTGTGTTTGAAGGACGGAAGATGCACTATTAAGGAATTTGTAGGAATAAATGGTGGTGTTTTGAGTTTATTGGCCGTTAACGGTAGCGAACGCCTATCTTTTGACATGAATGAAGTTGAGAGTATTACCGCTATTACCGATATCGTTCCACCAAGTCAGCATAAACAAGAGCATCCATATTCGCATTGATTGGGGAGAGAGCTCGTGGAGGAGAAGTATCATCAACCAGAATTACACGAATACAGGTACCTAACAAGCACAGAACAAATGGCAATTCATCAGATGCTTATTTCTTATGTTCGCGAGGAGAATTGCCGCTTTAATATAATCATGGCCGGCACAGCAGAGCCCTACAATTTTGTCAAGCTAACAAGTATTAATTTTGAGAATGAAGCTGCTGCCATATGGGTCCATTTTGAAACCATCACAGGTGAGCAAATAGCTCTACCAATTGATTTTCTTTCAAGAATTGAATTTTCAGGCACACAAGAAGTTTAGTTAAAAAAGATTAGAACTCGGTATAGGGTGATCTTAAGGATATAAAAGGGAATCAAGAATATGCAAAAAATTGAAGTTAATACCCGCTACATTAGCCATGTTCTTTATCAACACTTCTTGTTGACGGTAGTGCTTAGAACAGGTGAAAGGTTTATTTACAGACTTCTAGAAGCAAGCACATTCAAAGAATTTGTCGATTCAGAAGATAAGGGCAAATTTTACAGAAGCCATATTGAAGCTAATAAAGAATTTAAACGGATTCAGCTTTTTGTTTAATTGAAACAGTGAACCCGATATGACTATTTAAGGTTATGTCACCTTTTTTTTATAAATAAATTATGAACAAAATATGTTTCAAAAAATCATAGAAAATATCAAAGCATGGTACAAGGGCGATCCCGGTGATATGAGATGGGACCCACGTACCGATACTTATGTAGGCACAAGAAAACCAAGTAAGCATTGGGCTGCAAATTTATTATCTCATCTCGCTGATTTTTTCTTCTTGATAGCTAAATCAATTAAAAAACACCCCAGCACCTTCATAACTCAGCTTTTAGCATTCATTGCTATCCTTGTTTCGTGTTTTTCTATTTATCTTCAATATTATGTAGATGATGATGAGTACAAACGCTGCACCATAGCACATACCAATAATCAAGAGATTACATTGAAATGTAAGAAATGACATTGCTAAAACAATAAGGCTCATTGCCATTGTTAAATAATTAATTTCATTTTTCATAAATTTACCTGTCGTGACCCGAAACGATCCTTTAAAACATATCGGGAGGAGAGAAAATGCTTGAACTTACTGTAATTGATGTTTCTAGTGACAAACCCGAACCTTTATATGCAAGACAATTTACGACACACCCTCGTATTGGTGAATGGATCGATATAAATATTGATGAAGAAAGTACAATGTTTGAGGTTGTTAAGGTTGCTCACTCAACAAATGGTGGCGACTCTGATTTGTACGTAAAGCGTCTAGGGTTAGCCTTTGAAGTTGTTCTGGATCTGTGCAATAAAAATGATTAGCAATGTTTTGGTAATCACCATTTAATTGACTTGGGTTAGTAATGATTACCCCTATAAATTGATGTCCAGTAATTGATGAGTTGCTTTCAATCTGTAAAAGCTCCCCTTTTTTTGTAATAGCAATCATCTCAACAAACTCCATCTAACCCACCACCACGGTGGGTTTTCTTTTGTCTATTAAAACACAAAAATTAGGTATTTCTAATTTTATTAGGAACACCTATTGACTTAATAATTAGGTTTACCTAATATTTATCTCGTAGACAACAAAAAAAGCACACCGCCCTCCCCAGGTCCGATGTGCTTTTGCAAACTGCGAGATCAATTATGAACGTAAAAGTTAACTCATTCAACTCATTTGCATTTGTCAGCATGGCTGCTCTTGCAATCTCTGGTGGTTCTTTAGTTGCTTGCCAATTGCAACCAGCTTTCCAAACAAAAGAAGCACCTACTCTTTTCACCCCTAAAACTCAATCAAGTACTTACGGTGTGTTAACCGCGAAAATCACAGGTAAACATACAGGTGTTGCCGTCATCAAATTAGATAGCTTCCGTTTAAACGTTAGCTTTGATTTTGAAGCTCATTTAGACAGTTACGGCGTTCCGGGTTCTGAATTTACCGCTGTTGATATTACCCAACTCACAGTAAATGAAATCACTGATGTTAATGGTAAGTCATATAACGATTTCACCGAATTTGAAGACATCCGAAACATCAATGGCCTTCTAAAAGGCTTCATCGAACGTAACAAGTTGGTGGAGGCTGAACATGTCTAATTTCAAAAAGCACCCTGACGGCTACAAGTCTTATTTGGGCCGTGATGATAAAGGTCTTTATTCCGTACGTATTAAGTGGGCTATCTATGCTGCAAACGCTAACGGCTCAGTACTTTACGAAATTAAAGATGGCGTTAAAAAGCCACTTAATGTTGAGCAATTTAAAGCTAAGGAACCAAAGATTTTCGCTTCTCTTATGCAAGTAATCGACTTCCAACGCAGAAAGCAGCTCGCTATAAAACTGCGTGAAACAAACATCCCTACACGTGACCGCAAAGCTTATAAAACTAAGCGCGGCTTCACTGGCTCAAGATAAGGATAAGAAAAATGGCTTTACCGATTATTACTGCTGACCAAACTTTATTGGTTCAAGCAATTATTGTGTACCTATACGCTGATCCGGGTTTAGGTAAATCATCGATGGGCTTTACTGCGGAAAAAGTAATTTCTTTTGACTTTGACCGTGGTGCTCACCGTACTGGTGAATTACGTCGTGGTGCGGTTGTACAGGTTCAACAATGGAGTGATGTTGCAAACCTTACTCCGCAGGACTTAGCACCATATAAAACCGTAGTCATTGATACCGTGGGTGCAATGCTTGAATGCATTAAAACCCACCTGTTACTTACGGCAAATAACCGTCAAAAAGATGGTTCTTTAAAGTTAAAGGCTCAAGGTTTAGCGAACCAAACATTCAAGCAATACATCAATACTTTGATCAGTTTAGGTAAAGATGTTGTTTTCATTGCACACGCATCAGAAGATCAAAACGGTGATCAAATTATTTACCGACCAGATCTAGGTGGTAAAAACCGTAACGAGCTTTACCGTATCGCAGATGTCATGGGTTATCTAACAACTGTTACTACAGGTGAAGGTAAAAATGCCCGCGTTATTAATTTCAAACCTTCGCCTACACATCATGCGAAAAACTCAGGTGCTTTAGGCGGTGAAACTGGTGAAGTATGGGTACCTGATCTTAAAGCACATCCTACTTTCTTGGCTGACCTGATTACTCAAGCTAAAGATCACATTAACACCTTAACGCCTGCACAACTTGCAGCAGCTAAAGCCCAAGAAGAGCTAGAAAACTGGAAACAAAGCTGTGAGGAAGCAGAGCATGCAGGTGACCTTAATCAATTAACTGAGTCGCTTGATAAAGAACATATGTATTACCAGAACATGCGCCAAGCAATGTTAATGAGAGCTAAAGCATTGAATTGCACGTTTGATAAGCAACGTGGCACTTGGATTAGTCCACCAGAATTTAACGGTATCTCAGTTCAACAAAGAGATGAACTTCAAAACTTCATAGCTGAACGCGGCCTAGACGTGAAAACAGTTTGTGAACACTTCGGCATAGATGCCCTTATCCAAATTGAAGCGGCAAAACTTCAAGCAGTTAAACAAGAAATTGAAATATTGTCTAAAACAGGTATTAGAGCATGAAAAATTATTTACTGGAGGAACCTTTCTGATGTCGAAACAAACTACTCCAGATTTTCTATTCGAACCAAAGCTGCTACCAATGCAGCTTTTCGAGAAGTTCATTGTGTTCAACGTAAATGCCGGGTATCGCGGGAAAGGTACACCGCTCGGCGTGAACTTGATTAAAGGTAATAAAGCCACCCTTTCAGTAAGCAACGAAGGTGTGATGAACAAAGCAGCTCAAGAGCGATACAAACTAATGCTTTTGAAATATTTCAAAGAAGGTCGCTCTGCAATGGATGAGCTGGACCATGAAGTTAAACGTATTTATAGAATGGTGGCCTAAATGATTGATCTAAAACAAGAACTTGAAGATTTTGATGCTTATTTTTTTAAAAGACATGGTGAATTGCCCTTAGATCCTTCCTCTGAGGAATACGCCAATAAATCATATCTAAAACACGAGATGTTTAAGGCATGGAAAGCAAGAGCTAAAGCTCAGGCGGTGCCGGAGACTCATCTATTAATTCCAAAGGAACCAAATCGCAAAACTATAATGGCAATGGCTTGTGTCTGCTTAGGGGCTGTTGGTTCAGGTCCAGAGTTCCTTACTCTTAAAGAAGCTAAAGATGTTTACAGTGCATTAGTAGAAAAAGAATCGGGAGCTGAGGGATGAAGAAAGTCATCAGCTTTAGTGGTGGGCGTACTTCTGCTTATTTAGTTCACCTATTTAAATCAGATCCAGATGCTCACTTTGTATTTATGGACACGGGCGCAGAGCATCCCGCAACTTATCAGTTCATCAAAGATATTGTTAATCATTGGGGCATTGATCTTGTTTGTTTGCGTACTGTCGTTAACCCAGAAATGGGGAAAGGCTGTGGATATCAAGTAGTCAAAATCGATGATTTAAAACAGGACTTGAAGCCGTGGGAAGAAATGCTTAGTAAATATGGTGCACCTGCTTATGACCTACCCTACTGTACAGCTCGCATGAAAACAGAGCCTTTTGAAAAGTATTGCAACGACACCTTTGGTAAAAACCAATTTGAACGTTGGATCGGGATTAGATTTGATGAGCCTAAACGTCTCCCAATAGAAGTTCTTAAAAAACTGAATTTACCAATTCATGCACGAGCAACTCATCAAAAATCAGGCTTTCGTTATTTAGCTGAAATTTGTGATCTGGAAAAAGATCAAATTCTTGATTGGTGGGAGTTACAACCTTTTGACTTAGCCATCACTGAACATCTAGGTAATTGTGTTTTTTGCATTAAAAAGCATTTGAACAAAGTCGCACTTGCCGCAAAAGATGAACCTGAAATGGCAGCTAAATGGATTGGTTTAACAGAAGGTCCAACTGTTAGAACAGGAGGTCGCAAACATAACCATAAGCGGATGTATCGCGAACGCTTACACATGAGTGATGTAGTTGAAGCCTTCAAGGATCATAACCGGGATGAACTTTATAAAGCCCTTCGTAGTAGTAAGCGTTATGAGTCAGGTTCATGTTCAGAGTCATGTGAAGCGATTGTCTGAGGAAAAGAAATGAAAGAAGTTAAAGCGGAAAGTAAGGAGGGCTAATGTGGATAAATATCTGACATCTAACAATGTGTGTGAGATGTTTCATATTACTAAACGCACACTTAATCGGTGGGAAATTAACACACCTTGGGGGATTCCATTCCCAGCCCCGGCATTAAGTTCTGAGGGCGGAACAATGAAAAGATACCTCGCTACTGATGTAATGAAGTGGGAGGAAGAATGCCAGCAAAAGAAGCAACTAAAAAAAGCTATATAA